AACAGTATGAAGCTACAGCGGCTTACCAGCTAGAACTTAAATCACGCTATGCTGGTCTATCAGAGGGTATGCAGACTCGTGTTAGTAATGCTGTACAAAGCAAACTACGTACTGTTCAGGAGCGTCTAGCTAAGGCTACACAGGAGTCACAGGTAGCGGCTTTCTACGAAGGTATCCATACAAATATGCCTATGATTATGGCAATGGAACCAGCTCAAGAAAAAGCCTATTACGAAGCACTACAAGCTAAAGCTGACTCTATCGGTGTACCACGTAAAGACATGGGTGAGAAGTATGTAAAAGCTCAGAAAGCATTGCTAATGGCTAACGTAGCGAAGTTTGAAAATGACATCATTCAAAACTACGATACTAAATCTATCGATGATGCACTGGGTGTAATTGATCGTCTTGACAAGATTGATGGACGTAACTCAGAAGTTATTGAGTCTGCTCGTGAAGAACTAAACGGCATCCGTAAACAGATCAGTGATAATGCTGTGTCAGCTCTTAAACAGTTTGCACAGGATGGTGACCGTACTAACTTTGATGTTCAGTTTGCTATTGTACAAGATATTGGCATGGTAGATACACCAGAGCTAATCAACCTACAGCAAGACTTCTTAAATACTTACTTTAGTGACAAAAATGTAGCACAGCGTAATGTCGATGCTATTATTAAACGTGGTGGTACGCAGTCTAGCTACGGCTTACCTACTAAAGAAAAGAACTTATACAACGCTTGGATTCAACAGAGCCTAGAAGCACAGATTGCTACTGGTAACATTGACCGTGAGTTCTTCCGTCAACACGCCAACAACAATCCTAAAATCTTTGCTGAGTCATTTAAGTCAGGGTTTACTATTGGTGTAGGTGAAGTTCGTGATCTTGCACAGAAACTTGCAGGCAGTAAAAACGAACAGGAACAACAGCAACTACGTGGTGCTATCTTTGACAAACTACGTCAGCTAAATACACTTAAGAACTATGGTTACGGTGTAGACGCTAGTACAGAATTGCTACAAGCTACTGTAATGGAAACACTAGTCACTTCTGGTGCTGTAGAAAACATCCCAGAGGCGTTAGACAACATTAACGACCTTCGTGGTGTTGAACTTGTATCCAAATTAGACAAGAATGTTAAAGAACTACGTGATGAAATACCTGATAGCTTTGAAGAAGCACACGAACTGTACTCAGCATTAATCAAGATGAAAGTACCTGCTGATAAAGCTAAGACTACTGTAATCCAGCGTTACAGCATGAACTCTATTGATGGCATGGAAGCTGAGATTTCAGGTGCAGTGCTTGAACGTCTACAGTCTGCTGGTATTGGCCCAGACACTCTTGGGAACTTTGAGCCATACCTAGTTGATATGCTTAAAGCTGACTACCCAGAAATTGCTAAAGAGTTACAACACGTACTAAACGGTACTAACCCACAGGCTATTATCGACGGTAACGACATCAAATACTTTAACGAGGAAGGGTCAGTAAGACGTATCCCATTAACAGGACAGGCTCTTAAGTCTGCTGTTGAAGGTATGACTGAGCGTTACATTGAAGAAAACCAACCAGCTGGTGTTGAGCGGATTGGCCCTGCCATTGGTAATGTCCTTAAAGACAGTATCTACAGCAAGTCTAAAGCTATGATGGATGTAGCTATGCCAGCAGTAGAGGGCGTTGAGGACGTAGGTAAAGGTGTATTGCTCCTTGGAAGAGGATTAAAAGACTTTAGCGTGGCTCTTTCGGCATCTGCTAATACTTGGATAGAAAATACATTATTCCAAGATATGCCTTCAGAACAAGCCAATAAACTATTCTTTAGTCAAATGAACAAAGAAACTACGGCTATAGGTAAATACTTCAAAGAAATAAGTAAAGCAGAAGAGAAGGAAATGCAAGAAGCACTTAACCGTGCTGGTGCGGCTCTACAGTCTCGTGACTTACCTACTATTGAGAACGGGGTAAAAGACATGGTTGAAACTATGTTTAACCTAATGATCCCTAGTGCTGAAGCGGCTGTTCCAGAAAAAACCATGGAATACTTAGCTGATTCAGAGGGTGTAGATTTACATCTTGATACTGCTAACATCCTGACCATGCCGTATGGTATTGTCCCTACATCAGGTGTAATGCTAAATGGTAAAGAAGTTAACGCAAAAAACAACACTCTCGTTACAAGTGATCTAGCAGATATTGATACTTCTAACGTAATTAAAGAAATTAACGGTAAAACATTTAAACGTGCTGACTACAAAACTGACAAAGAGTTTGCTAAAGCTGTAGTCGAAGAGTATGTAAAAGCGGCTGGTAAGAACTATTCTAACTATGACGAACTTTCTGACGGTCAGCAAGGGTTTATAATCGACATGGCGTGGAATGCTGGTGTTGGTTCAGCTAATTGGAACTCTACAAAAACTGCTGTAGCAGAAATGAGTAAAGAAAATCCTGACTATAATAAAGTTTATCCAGTAATGGCTAACTTTAAAGACGATGGTAAATGGCTACGCGGTCTTATGAAACGTAGAGCAATGGCTATAAACCTAATGTTACCAGAAACAAAACGCATTAAAAGCATTCATTCACAGAAAAACTCTGATGGGTCAGTAAAATTCTATGCAAAAGACGCGAGCGGTACTATAGTATTCTCTCGTACTAAGAAAACAGGCATAGATGGTGTGACTGATGGCTTTATTAATGTGCCTCAATAACAGGAGAAACTATGGCACGTATACAATTTGATCAAGACGAACTACTACAGGCTAATGAACGGTCTAGTATTGTACCTGATAAGCCTGAATATTCACAAAACAAATTCAGTGCCGCTTTCCGTGTAGCTAACACTGGTGCAAAACTGTACCAGATGGGTAAAGCTGAAGCTGAAGCTGACACTACTAAGGTAGACGATCTTGAGTTTACACGGGAAAACCTGTACAAGCATCTAAAAGATAACAACTACAACTCAGCTGTTATCGAAGATGTAATGACAACTCCTGCAAGCTCTTGGAAACAAGCTCTAGGCCGTGCTGAGTACAAACGTACACAGCTTGACGCTGAAGCACAAGTAGGCGAAATGGGAACTGTGGGTGCTTTTGCACTCATGGCTCCTATGGCTGTCTTTGACGTTGATACTCTGTTTGGTGGTCCTATATACAAAGGTGTAAAGTTCCTTGGTAAAGGTAAAGGGCTTGCCTCACAGATGGCTAAGAAAGCAGAGATACCTCTAACAGGTGCGGCTACTGGTGCTGTTGCAGTTGCTACTGAAAACGTACTGACTGGACAGGATGATGTAACTGCACTTGAAGGTGCTCTATTTGGTGGCGCGTTGGGTCTTGGTATAGCTGGTCTAACTAAGAAACTAGAGTCGCAGTCTAGTCTTAACAAGTACAAAGATGGACAAGGTCGTGTACTGAGTGATCAGGAAGCTAAAGCTGAAGAACTAGCCGCTAGAAACAAAGAACAAGAAGTTTTAGATGAGCTAATTGAAGAAGTTGAGTCTATTGTCACCAAAGAAAAAGACACCGCTAAGGCTGTAGCTGAAGCAGAGGTACGTGATCGTAAACTCGCTCGTGTAGACAAGCGTATTGTTAAAGAAAAGCTAACTGAGCTTGCTGACGGTGCTAAAAAAGTCTTTGACGATGCTCAAACACTAGTTGGTAATGTTGCTAAAGAGATTGAAAGTCTAACTGCTCGTACATTAGCTAACGCTGAAGAAGTTGCTGGCCTAAAAGAAGCTATCAAGTTTGTTAAGGCGACTGAAGCAGAGCGTAAAGAACTAGTCTCTAAGATTGGTACGCAGACAGGTCAGATTGCTGACTTACAACGACGACTTGCTGAACTGAAAGGAGTAGAAGGAACTAAAGCTCTTGAGAAGCGTAAATCTATCCGAGCTACCCTTGCTAAACTCAAAGATGAGGTAGCCCCCACACAAGCTCGTATAAGCGTCCTAGACAAGCGTTTGGAAAAGGCAGACCAAGGTACTGCTGAACGCCTAAAACAGCTAGAAGAGGAGCGTAGGCTCTTAGACAAGGCTGTTACGGCTCGCTCTAAGCAAATTGCTAAAGATATTGAGCGTAGAGACAAAGCACAGGCTGATTTAGAAAAGGCTGAAGCAGAGCGTGACGGTTACAGTACCAAAGTGACTATTGCAGAAGCTCGCTACACACCTGAAACACTTACCCTACGTGATCGCCTAGAAGCCTTTGGTGCTGACTTGTCACCTGAAGGGTTACGTAAGTTAATCATGCGTAGAGAAGGACTAGCGGCAGACGTTACTAAGCTATTAGAGAATGATGACCTTGATGTTAAAGCTCTAAAAGCTGTACGTGCTGACCGTCAGAACTACATTGTCAAACTTCAGAAGGAACTGGAAGATATTGACAAGGCGGCTAGTTTAAAAGACTCTAAGACCTTCAAACGTCTACCACAGTGGATGCAGAAAGCTGTAATCTCACCTATTGAAAAGAACCTTGCCAGTGAGAATGAGTTTGTACGTGGCCTAGCACAGCGGCTACACTCAGGTACTATGTATCATGGTAAGATTAACAACCGTAACGCTTGGAACCTACGTACATTGCTTGATCACAAGCGTACTCGTATGGAACAGGCTATTATCTACTCTTACCGACAAGCTGTCAAAGAAGGATACAGTGGTAAATTCCATGAGTTTGAAGCTGAAGTAGCTGACAACGCTCGTCGAGTAACTGGTGACATCCAACGTCAACTCTTTACAGAGATGGATGGTGGTCTTGACGGTATTCAACGACTAGAAGTTGCTAAGACTCGCCTAGGAAGTGTTACTCGTAACCATTACAACAACAACAAACACGTACAAGACGGTACAGATGCTTTCCTTAACTACTTTGAGGACATCCACAGTCACGGTAACAAGCTAGATATGGAAGCGTTCCGTAACTCTCTTGGTAAAGGATACGTTAAACGCGTATACAGTGCTGAAAAGATCAAAGCTATGGGTGAAACTGAGGCAGTTAACCGTCTGGTTGAAGCTCAGAAGTCGTTTGCTATTGCTACTAACGGTCGCTGGGACGATGAGGTATTGGCTGAAGCTACAGCTAAGGCTGAGAAAGCTGTTAAGTCTGCACTAAACCCTGAAGGTCGTGTAGAGGAAGCACTCCGAGAACTTGGTCCTGCTCGTAGAGCAACTGAGTCAGCACTTAAGCAACGTACTATCGAAGCGTTTGATGACGACTTGATTGACCTTATGGAGTCTGATGTACGTACAACATCTTACCTATACTCAATCCAGACACATGGACGACTAGCTCTCAAAGAAGCACTTGGTGTAGACAACGATGAACAGATCAAGAAAATGATCATGGACATTAACCCTACTGCTGAAGAAGCTAAGAACTTTGAGGTAATGGTTGAGACTATCAAAGGTACTCGTGAGATCAGTAAGAACCCACTTAACCCGTTTACTCGTGCGGCTAAAGCGGCCTCTGGCTACTCTTCTGTAATGCACACATTGGGCTTCGTAGTTCCTACTGTAACTGAGATCGCATCAGTAGCTAAAGAGTTCGGATGGAGTCGTACTATTAACAACTTTATTGGTAACCCTCGTGAAGTTATTGATATGTACCGCAACGGCACACCTGCTGATAAAAATACAATAGAACTGTTTGTATCCTATGGTGATGCTTACGTAAACAACCGTGCTGTTCGTTACGATGCTGATGGTAACAACATTGACTCAGTAGGTCGTATGCAGTCTTTCTTAGACGGCACTACACAGCGTATGGCTATCTTTGGCGGTCTGTTGCCTGTTACTGATATGTTACGTATGACTACTGCTTCGTTGTCTGTTGATTTCCTAGCTCGTATGTCTGTAGCTAAGAAGATTAGCAAAGCTGATATGCAACGTATTGAGGACATGGGCTTTGATGCTAACGACTTTGAACGTATCCGTACAACTCTTAAGGTTGGTGAAGACGGTCGTATTGGCAACATGGACCGTAAGACTTGGGGTCAGCTAGACGAAGATATTATGCTTGGTGTAAACACTATGGTAGAACGTACTATCCTTCACCCGAATGGTATTACACTGCCTAAGTTTATGTCTGATTTCAACGAAGGTCAGTTCTTCCCTCGCATCATGTTTAAGTTCATGCGATTCCCATTTGAGTCTTACGAACGTATGCTTGGTCGTGGTATGCAAGAGTTCGATGCTAAACAAGCAACAGCTCTCGCAGGTAACATTGCATTGTGGACAATGATACTAGCGGCTAAAGACGCACTCAAGGAAGAAGACAAACAGAAGTACACAGGTAAAGATGGTTTGGATCAGCTAATGGTTGACTCATTCCTATACAACTCTTGGACTGCTGGTCCTGTATCGTTCATCGACACTGGCTTAGGCTTGACTACAGGTGAAACACTACAAGGTTACCGCTATAGTATTGGTGGTGCATTAGCATCAGATTACCAAAGTGCTATGAAAGGTGACTTCCGTGTGTCACTACCACTAGGTAGTCTAAACGCTGGTGATGGTGTTGGTATGGCTTTCCAGACACTTGGACTAATGGAAGAATCTAATAAGGAAGAATAACGATGAGTAATAAAGCATCTATGGATCAGCTTAACTCATTGCATGGGATGGTCGCAGGGCAACTTGAGGCTAATCTCGATGACCCTAAGACACTTGCTTTGGCTATTAAGTTCTTGAAAGACAACGATATCACAGCAGACATCTTAGAGTCAGAGTCAATGATGAGTTTGACCGATTCTATCAAACGTATCGCTTCTGAGGCTAATGATAAATCATTCTCAGTTGAAGATATGATCGCAGTGGCTCACTAGGGGCCTCTCTCAGACGAGTTACAGTCAACCTATGCCATCGTATAGGGAAGCTCGTAGCTCGTCTCTCAGAGGCCCTCAGAGGGCTTACAAGGAGACTTATGAAACAAGACGAAATTAAATTAGCGATTACCGACTTTAAGGTATTCCTAAAATACACATGGGAGCATCTACGACTTCCACCACCAACACGAATGCAATACTACATTGCTGACTACTTACAAGAAGGTCACAAGCGTTCTCAACTAGAAGCATTGCGTGGTATTGGTAAGACATGGATCACAGGTGCATTCGTAGCGTGGCGCTTGTTACGTAACCCTAACGAAAAGATACTGATTGTATCGCAGTCAGGCAGTCACTCAGATAACATCGCTATATTCATCAGGAAACTGATTGATACGATGCCTATCTTAGAGCATTTACAACCTCGTCCTGACCAACGATCATCTGTAATTGCATTTGATGTAAACGGTGCAGAGGTATCTGTACAGCCTAGTGTTAAATCACTGGGTATTACATCGCAGTTGCAGGGTAACCGTGCCTCTCTATTGATCTCAGATGACGTAGAGGGTCAACAGAACAGTGCTACAGAGAAGCGTAGACAAGACTTGTTGAATCAGGTAGCTGAATATGAGGCTATCTTGCAGACTACAGACGATGCACAGATACTTGTACTAGGTACACCACAAACAAGTGAGTCTATTTACAACAGATTACGAGATAAAGGTTATGTTACACGAATCTATCCAGCAAGATATCCTGATGACGTTAGTAGCTACAGTGGTTGTCTGGCTGAATATCTGGTTGAAGACTTAGCTAGAGACCCTGCTTTAGTAAATAAGTCAACAGACAGTCGTTTCTCTGATGAGGATTTGTTACAGAGGGAACTAAGTTATGGACGTAGTGGTTTTAAACTTCAGTTCATGCTTGATACTACTCTCAGTGATGCTGAAAAGTACCCTTTAAAGACAAAAGACTTGATAATTACAGACTTGTCATCCAAAGATGCCCCTACAAGGCTCGTATGGAGCTCTCAGAGCCGAGATACAGTGCAAGATATACCTAACGTAGGGTTTACAGGAGATACGCTCCAGCGGCCTTCTGTGCAGGAATCCTACGGTGTGTACGAAGGTAGCATACTAGCTATTGACCCTAGTGGTCGTGGTAGCGATGAAATGGGTTGGTGTGTAGTAAATCATTTGCTTGGTAAGGTGTTTGTACCTGCATTTGGTGGTATTAGTGGTGGTTATGTTGAAGAGAACCTTGTGTTCCTTGCAGAAAAGGCTAAGGAGTATGGCGTAAATAAGGTTGTAGTGGAAAGTAACTTTGGTGATGGTATGTTTAACAGCTTACTTACACCTGTACTTAATGCTATCTATCCTTGTGCTATGGAAGAGGTACGTAACAATATACAGAAAGAGAAGCGTATAATTGATACTCTTGAACCATTGATGAACCAGCATAGGCTAGTATTTGACTATAGTGCTGTTAGGGATGATGTACAGTTCGGACTGAGTGATCCTAAGAGTATATATTATAGCCTTATGTATCAAATGACACACATTACACAGGAACGTGGAGCTTTGGTACACGATGACCGCTTAGACGTTCTTGCACTGGGTGTACAGTATTGGAATGACTATGGAATTCTTAAGCAGAACTCTGACGATGCTTTGGGTATATATAAGAAGAAGCAGATAGAGGATGAGCTGAAGCGTAGAGCTAATGTATTCCGTAGTAACCAATTAGGTAAGAAAGCTAAGGGTAGAGTTGCTACACAGAGGCTTAAATCGTTCAATTAAAGGGGTTGTGGTAGTGGTTATACTCTAGTAATCTTAGGCTTATGTAAGTGGTTGTTTTTAAAAGATTTCAAAAGATCAGACAATCTAGGGGCGAAGATAATTATAGTATTCTTTAAGTATACTTTAAGTATACTTTAAGTATCTTTAAGTTACTTTAAGTATACTTTAAGCAATGTTAGGTTTCTTGTCGTATCTTTAGGCAACCACCACTACCTACTCCCTATACGATGTTTAAAGTCAACACTAAGTTTTACGTCTAGCACACTTAGGTCGATGTTAGTTTTCTATCGCTGACACGTAAGGTAGCTAAAAAATACTAAAAAAATCTGAAGGGGTATCATCACGCATATTCCTGACGAGTCCCCCGATAGGTATCGCTAACATATACCTAAGTATTAATAGACGCCAGTTTAAAAAAGAATATAAAAGTTAGTTTAATATTTATATTGAGCTGGTACTAAATGTATTATAAAAGATACATAAAGGTTTGCTAATATGAATATAAATGATCACTAAAAGAATAGTTTAAGTATACTGTATGATTATACAGGTCCATATTTAGGCTATTCTTTTTTGCATATTTTAAGAGGGATTATGTCTCTCTTTTTTGCACTATTTTAAATAATATAAATGAATATAAAAGTTAGTATAAAAGCTACCTTTATATTACTGCTACCGATTACTGAATAAACGTACAGTTGACGATAAGCTTTCTATATGTTAGTCAAGATCAGACTACTACATACGAAAGAAGCTTTAAGTACTACTCGAAGCGAAGCGAAGAGGTGCGTTAGCACTACTGTATGAATTAACAGTAATCTTTTTTGCATTTTTTGTTGACTCGCTATCAATCTTGTGGTTTAATGGCTCTACCAACTAAGGGAAAGCTTACCGAGACAGCCGGTAGATAGTCGTAAAAGCAAGCGACCTTTAGAGTTAACGAAAATACGGCATAGAGTCGAAAGTAGTTGACAAGATACTAAAACTGATTTAAACTTGCTCTACAAACTAAAAACAGAGGTAATTCTCATGGCTTTTGCAGACGCTTACAAACTAGCATACGACAAAAAAGTATTAGGTGGCGATCTAATGACAAATAGTAACCAAAAAGTTAAGGCTTGGTTATTCTCTTTGCCACCAGTTAAATCTTGCTTGAATAGTAAATCTTGCGAAAAAGACTGCTACGCTTTAAAAGCTTATAAGCAATATCCGTCTGCAATGGCATTGTGGGATTTTAATTTCTATCTTGTGCAAAACGATCTTGATCAATTGTATAAGCGACTTGATCAGCAATTGGCTAGAATTGCTAAAAGCAAAATGCGAGTAGTGCGTATACACCAATCCGGAGACTTTTATTCACAAGAGTATATTGCAGTATGGTGTAAACTGGCTAAAAAGTATCCAACCATTAAGTTTTATGGTTATACTAAAGTAAATACAATTTTAGACTTGACCACGCTAGAATCATTTGATAATGTATCAATTGTAAAGTCGCTAGTTGCTGATAAATACAGAAATTATGGGACGGTTGACTATGTTCAGCGTATGGCTCCAAAACATAATGCTGTAATCTGTCCGGCTACGTATGGCGAAAACAAAAAAGAAATTAAGTGTAATCTACACTGCAACGCTTGTACAAAGAAAAATACTAATGTATTCTTTGTTCAACATTAATCGATAGGTGATAACATGACTAAATTACTTACAAAGACTGATCTACTAATTGCTTTTGCTAAAGCGTCCGACGCAAGCGAACAATATCTAGCTAACGTGGGTGAATCACCTATTAATTGTGGGTTTGCTTGGGTTACTGTAAAGAATGTACGGGGTAAAAAGCTTGATCTACTAAAAGAGTTTGGTTTTAAGCGTAGTTACGTTGGTTCTGGGTTTACTTTATGGAATCCTAGCCAGTGTAATACTCAAGATATGTCGGCTAAATATGAAGGTGCTAGGGTTTTTGCTGAATACTTACAAGATTTCGGTATTAATGCCCAAGCTGAACAAAGGTTTGACTAATGAATTTGAGTAATTCCGATATATTTTACTTGACACTGGCGGGAATATTGATTTATACTCTAATTGAAATTAACTTTATGGTGAACTAAAATGAAATACCTTAAAACTGTAAACCTTGATCGAGTAATTGACAAATCACTATTGCAAAAGGGGCAATGGGTAACACAAAATGGTGTAAAAGGGATTTGGATTTGCCAAAACGAACATAAAAAAGATGTTGTAATGTGGCATGGTGCTATGGTAAAATCTAAAAAGTCTAAACTGCAACGATTAATTGAATTTTTGGGTGTATAACAATGAATATCTTTTACCTTGACAATAACGCCACAGCTTGTGCGAAAGCACATTACGATAAGCATGTTGTAAAAATGATTTTAGAGTATGCCCAGTTACTATCAACGGCTCATAGGTTGCTGGATGGTACAGTGTATACAGAAAAAACTAAAAATAACCGTAATATTAAGCGATACAGCTTGACAAGTGACAAAGAACAGGTATTATATAAAGCAACCCATATAAATCATCCGAGTGCTGTATGGGTTAGGGAATCAGTATCAAATTACTATTGGCTACTAAGCTTATTTGAAAACTTATTGGGGGAATATACTTATCGCTACGGCAAAATACATAAAACTGGCGAATTGCTAGAAGCTTTACAGGATGCACCAAACAACATACCTAACATTGGTCCAACTGTAATGCCACAAGCAATGCCAGACGAATGCAAAATGGAAAATTCTTTAGACGCTTATCGAAATTATTACTTGACAGCAAAAAAACAGATGCTATCATATACTAAACGTAACGCTCCAACGTGGGCAATGTAAACAAAGGTGATCAAAATGAAAACTATGAACAATATCCTTAACGAAATCGTAGAAACTGGTAAGATTTGTAAAGTAAACTTTATCAAAAAGGATGGTACGATTGGCACAGTACATGGTCGAACTGGTGTATGGCGACACGCTAAAGGTCAACGTGTAAACTCAACTAAAAAGTATATCACTTTCTACGATTTCCATAAAGGTTATCGATCGGTAAACCGCTCAACCATTGTTAGTGTAAACGGTTTGAATCTCAAAACTAAGCATAAATGAGGAACAAACTAAATTGATTGAAGTATATGGTAGACAAGGTTGTAAATTCTGCGACCTTGCAAAAGAATACTTGGACAATGTCGGTTTACCTTACCAGTATATCGACATTAACGAAAACTTTGAGAAAGCTTTAGAGCTTAAAAATAAATACGGAATGTTTAAGACTGTACCACAAATAGTTATTGACAATGAGTTAATAGGTGGGTATAGTGAACTAACAAACATAATGTAGAGGTTAGCAAAATGGCAAAACTAGATAATCAAGAAACCGAGTGGGTTACTGTTGAATCAGCAGACGGCACTACATACGAAGTAGAAATAGAGGTATCAACATACTGCATTCGCAAAGGTAATTATAGTAGAATTGCTGAAGATCCAGAAGAGTATTACGGAATTTATTACGACGAGGTGGCAATACTTGGCGGTTACTCTGAAGAAACCGAGGAGTGGGTTGAGGGAGACGAACTACCTAAAGACGTTATTAATGAAATTGAAGCAGAGTACGAGGTGTAACATGAATACTGAACCAAAAAGCAACGTAGACAAATTTGAATTACTAGACGATGGGCGAGTAATCGTTCAAAAGAAAGGCAAACAAAAACTGGAGATTAAACACGTATATCATCATGGTACAGCAGGGATTTTATGTAATGACTTTGAAACATTCATAGATTTCCAAGAGGCAAAACAGGTAGAATTTGGAGACTAGCATGAAATATCGAGTTAAGATGGCAGTTACACTAGCTACAACAATTATCGAAGAGGTTTACGAAATCGACGCAATGGATATAGACGAAGCCGAGAAAAAAGTTGTTGACGGGGATGGTGAACTGGTGTATGATGAGATTCTCAGCTATGGTTCAACAGTTGCCGAAAAAGTAACAGAAATCAAATCAATCTAAAAGGTGATAATATGAATATTTCAGACAAACTAAGCAAAGTAAACGAGTCATTCGAGGTATCAAAAATTGACAATGGCTACATGGTAGAAGTTCGTGGTCGTACACACGATGACGATTGGGATGGTGTAAAGATTTATGCAAGTACACTGGCTATGGTTGAAAACCTACTTGACGAATGGAACGGAATGGAGCGAGACTAATGAGAGGGATTGAGTGTACACTAGTTGACGTAATGGGTAACGACCTATCAACCGTAAACTCTGCTAGGGTATCATTCAACAAAGAATCAGCGTTCGATTATGAACTAAATCAGGAGGGCTTCGTCGTTGGCGAGGTTCTCTCTGAAGCTGACACAAAGTTGATTAAGTACCTAGCCAAACATAAACACATGACACCATTCAGACACAATGGTATTACACTACGCTGTAAAGCACCTATCTTTATTGCTAGGCAGTTAGGTAAGCATCAAGCAGGTTTGTCTTGGAATGAGATTAGTCGTAGATACGTTGACTACACGCCAGAGTTTTTCTTTACAGACTGGCGAGAGCGTCCAAAAGGGAGTGTAAAGCAAGGTTCTGGAGGCGTAGTAGATAAAAACAAGATGTGGCGAGGTTACTACTCACGACATATTGAAGAGAGCCTAGCGTTGTATGAAGATATGCTCAAAGATGGTGTAGCTCCTGAACTAGCTCGAATGGTTTTACCACAGAGTATGTTGACAGAGTGGATTTGGACTGGTAATCTTATCTCATTCGCTCATGTATACAAAGAACGTATCGCAAGCGGAGCACAACTAGAAGCCCAAGAGTTCGCAAAAGAACTAGACAAAATTATCCGACCACTATTTCCGGTTAGTTGGTCAGCACTGGTGGACATTTAACCGGACATAAGGAAGCCCCATGGCAAAACGTAAAGCAAAAAATGCCTTTAACGACAACAACTTACAGCTAAAAGACATTAGTCCATTAACGGACAACCAAGCGGACTTCTTTGAGAACTACAAGTCAGACAAGAACCAGTTGCTACTAGGCTACTCTGGTACAGGTAAAACCTACATGGCTTGCTACCAAGCATTCAAAGAAATCATGGCAGGCAGTGACTACAAGCGAGTTGTAATTGTACGAAGTGCAGTACCAACACGAGACATTGGTTTCTTAAAGGGTGACGAGGCAGAGAAGGGAGCAGTATACGAGTTGCCATACTTCAAGGTATGCTCTGAGTTGTTTGGGCGAGATGATGCCTACGGTATCCTAACCAAGCATGACGGCATACGATTTATGCTAACAAGTTTCATCAGGGGCTTGACAATCGATAACAGTATTGTTATTGTAGACGAGTTCCAGAACATGACAGCACATGAAGCAGATTCAGTGTTGACACGAGTAGGGCATAATAGTAAGATTGTAATATGTGGTGACATACTACAGCGAGACTTCACCAAACATTCTGAGAAGAACATTGAGAAGTTCTTGCAAGTAGTAGAGAGTATGCCACACAGGTTCGACTTTAACTACTTTGATGCAGATGACGTTGTACGAAGTGGTCTGGTCGGTGACTATATCAAGACGAAACACGCTAAGTTTCCAAAGGGGTTTGAGTGATGACATTTGAAGAATGGTTTAAACATACTGCATACACTGATAAAGACTGCGCTGA